ATGACAGATAATGACGACCCGAACGGGGACGGGCGTGCTGCGGCATTGTCCCGGCAGCACGAAATTGCAGGGCTATATGCGACGCTGCGCGCCGCGATCCTGAAAGAGATCGAAACGCTGGGCGCGTCTGACGGGGCCTCGCCGAAACTGTTGGTTGGCAAGATCGGCGAGTTGTCGGCGGCCCATCTGATCCTACTGAAAGCAGAGGAGGCCTTTCGTGAGAAATACGCCCAAGACGATGCGAATATCCCCGACTACGACGCATTGCGCGTTGAGATCGGGTGCGCACTTGATCGCATCAGGGCCAGCCTCGCAACAGAAGGCGTTTCTGGCGGGGCTGAGTGACAGGGCCGTTGCCGGGTTGCCGTATCTGTTCGATTTCTGGGCGATGGCGCATCAGGTTCCCCCCGATGGTGATTGGCGTGCTTGGGTGGTGCTGGGCGGCCGTGGCGCAGGCAAGACACGGGCGGGGGCCGAGTGGGTCCGGGCGATGGCCGAAGGACCGATGCCTCTGACGCGGGGCCGTGCACGGCGGATCGCGATTATCGGTGAAACCTACGATCAGGCACGCGAGGTCATGGTCATGGGGGATAGCGGTATCGTTGCCTGTTCCCCCGATGACCGGGGGCCAAAGTGGATTGCGGGGCGCAAATTGTTGCGCTGGCCGAACGGGGCCGAGGCGCAGGTGTTTTCGGCGTTCGACCCAGAGGCGCTGCGCGGCCCGCAATTCGACGCCGTCTGGGCGGATGAGGTTGCCAAGTGGAAAAACGGCAGCGCCACCTGGGACATGGTGGAATTCGGTCTGCGGCTTGGGGCCTGTCCGCAGGCGGTGGTCACGACGACGCCGCGCAATGCGCCTGTGCTGAAAGAGATGCTGGCCCGGTCCAGCACCGTGGTCACCCATGCGACGACGTTTGACAATGTGGCGAACCTCGCGCCGTCGTTTCTGGCAGAGGTCCGGCGGCGTTATGGCGGCACCCGGCTGGGGCGCCAGGAACTGGACGGTGTGTTGCTGGATGATGCCGAGGGTGCGCTGTGGACAACCGCGCAGCTGGACGGGCTGATCCGCAAGGACATCGAAAGCCTGGAGCGCATTGTCGTCGCTGTCGATCCACCGGTCACAGGTCACAAGGGGTCTGATGCCTGCGGGATCATCGTGGCGGGTGTCGTCTGCAAGGGGCCGCCGCATGCCTGGCGCGGCTATGTGCTGGAGGACGCAAGTGTGCAGGCGGCGCGACCGCTGGATTGGGCCAAGGCCGCCGTCGCAGCCTACCATCGGCATGGTGCGGACCGGCTGGTGGCCGAGGTCAATCAGGGGGGCGATATGGTCGAAACCATCGTCCGCCAGATTGATCCGCTGATTTCCTACCGCGGCGTGAATGCCCGTCGGGGCAAGATTGCTAGGGCGGAACCGGTGGCCGCGCTCTATGAGCAGATGCGCATCAAGCATGCGCGCGGGTTGGGTGAACTGGAAGACCAGATGTGTCTGATGACGCGGGCTGGTTTCGTGGGGCAGGGATCGCCGGACCGTGTCGATGCGCTGGTATGGGCCATGCACGAGCTGATGATCGCGCCGGCCAAGGCATGGCAGGCACCGCGCCTGCGCCGGTTGTGAGGTGTTGCGCAGACAGCGCGCGGTGCAATCGGTCTTTGGCAAGGTTTCGGGTTCAGAACGTTTTTCCAAGGACAGTCAGTCCGTCCCCGAGGAGTGCGAGATGTTTGAATTCTGGAACAAGGCGACCGGGCCTGCGGCCACCGAGGTGAAGGCCTCGGCCACGGGGAAGGTCGTCAGCTGGGCGACGCAGGGTCGTGTCGCCTGGAGCGCGCGGGACAACGCATCGCTGACCCGGGCGGGATTTGCGTCGAACCCGATCGGATTTCGTGCGGTCAAGCTGATTGCAGAAGCCGCTGCCGCACTGCCGTTGGTCACGCAGGACCGCCTGCAACGCTACGATGCCCATCCCGTGCAGACGCTGATCAATCGCCCCAATGCAGCACAGGGGCGGGCCGAGCTGCTGGAGGCGCTTTATGGTCAGTTGTTGCTGACGGGGGACGCCTATCTGGAGGCGGTGGGGGACGGCGGGCTGCCGGTCGAGTTGCATGTCTTGCGGTCGGATCGCATGCGTCTGGTGCCGGGCAGCAACGGCTGGGCCGAGGCCTATGAATATGCGGTCGGTGCCAACAAACACAGGTTTGCCGTCGGGCCCGAAGGATCGGCGATCTGTCATATCAAGAGTTTTCACCCGCAGGACGACCACTATGGTTTCAGTCCGATGCAGGCGGCCGCCAATGCCATTGATGTGCACAATGCGGCCTCGGCCTGGTCCAAGGCCCTGCTGGATAACGCCGCGCGTCCGTCCGGTGCCATCGTCTACAAGGGCGGAGACGGCCAGTCGCAGCTGAGCCAGGATCAGTACAACCGCCTGGTCGACGAGATGGAACATCAGCATCAGGGCGCGCGCAACGCGGGCAGGCCGATGTTGCTGGAAGGCGGGCTGGACTGGAAGCCGATGGGATTTTCCCCGTCCGACATGGAATTCCAAAAGACCAAGGAGGCCGCCGCGCGCGAGATATCGGTCGCGTTTGGCGTGCCCCCCATGCTGCTGGGCATTCCCGGCGACGCGACCTACGCCAATTACCAAGAGGCCAATCGTGCCTTTTATCGGTTGACGGTTCTGCCACTGGCGATGCGGGTGACGAGCGCGATTGCCGACTGGCTGTCGGATTTCACGACGGAACGATTGGATCTGCGGCCTGACCTGGATCAGGTGCCGGCATTGGCCGCCGAACGGGACGCCCAGTGGCGGCGGGTCACAGAGGCCGCATTCCTGACCAACGCTGAAAAACGCAGCCTCTTGGGGTTGCCCGCACAGGATGTCGAATGATGCCGGACAAGGTCGTCACGCTGAAGAACCGCGTTGTTCAACCCGTGTTGCCGCAGGCGGCGGATGTCTGGCACGCGCAGATCAACCAACGTCTGGCCGCGATCGAGCGGATGTTGCGTCGGTTGGAATGGCAGATCTGGGCGTTGTGCTGTGGTGCAATGGCCGTGCTGGGTCTGCACCTGGCGCAATTCCTGCAGGTCCATTGAAACAGCCCCCTGAAAGGGAGAAACGAATGACACTGGAACACAAATTCTGCCCGCCACAGGCCAGGCTGGAGGTGGCGGACGGTTGCGAGATTTCGGGATATGCGTCCTTGTTCGAACAAGCGGACCAAGGTGGCGACCGTGTCTTGCGCGGTGCCTATCGTGCGTCCCTGGAAAAGGTCGCGGCCTCGGGGAACCGGATCAAGATGCTGTGGCAACACGACCCGATGCAGCCGATTGGCGTCTGGGACGAGATCCGGGAGGATGCGCACGGGCTGCACGTGAAGGGACGTATCCTGCGGGACGTGGCACGCGGGCGCGAGGCTGCGGCGTTGATTGATGCGGGGGCGATTGACGGGCTGTCGATCGGGTATCGCACGGTGCGGGCCACCAAGGCGGCTGACGGCGGTCGGAACCTGGCCGAGCTGGAGTTGTGGGAGGTATCCCTTGTGACCTTTCCGATGCTGCAGGACGCCCGCGTTGGCGCAAAATCCGACGATCCCGCCGACACCACGCTGCGCGTGCTGACGACCCTCTTTGTCGATGCGCGCGAGGCGCTGCGCCGGGACTGATCCCGGCACAGGCACTGACCAGAAAGGACCAGACATGGACAAAACCGAGGTGATCCCTCGGGCCGGGAAAGATCTGTCTCCGGCCGAGGACCTGCGGATCGCGATTGGCGATTTCGTGGCGGAATTCAAAACCTTTTCAACCGGCGTTCACGCCACTTTGCAAAAACAGGAAGACCGTATGAACAAGCTTGATCGCAAATCAATGATGGCGCAGCGGCCGGCACTGGCAACGGCTGCGGCAGAAGATGCGCCGCATCATAAGGCCTTTGCCGCGTATCTGCGGTCGGGGGACGACGACGGGTTGCGTGGTCTGACACTGGAAGGCAAGGGCATGAGCACGGCTGTTGCTGCCGACGGTGGCTATCTGGTGGACCCGCAGACAGCCGACACGATCCGAAGCACGTTGAGCGCAACAGCCTCGATCCGTGCGATCGCCAATATCGTGAACGTCGACGCCACGTCGTTCGACGTGCTGATCGATCACACCGAGATGGGGGCGGGATGGGCCACCGAAAGTGACCCCACCTCCGAGACCGACGCGCCGCAGATCGATCGTATCACCATCCCGTTGCACGAGCTGTCGGCCCTGCCCAAGGCGTCGCAACGTCTGCTGGACGACAGTGCCTTTGATATCGAGGGCTGGCTGGCGCAACGTATCGCGGACAAGTTCGCACGGTCGGAGGCGGCCGCCTTTGTCAACGGTGACGGTATCGACAAGCCGCGTGGCATTCTGGCCTATCCGTCGGTCGACAATGAGCTGTGGCAGTGGGGCAACCTGGGCTATGTGCCGACCGGCGTCGACGGGTCGCTGGGCGATGCGGATGCGATCATCGACCTGGTCTATGCGCTGGGGGCCGAATACCGCGCGGGCGCTGCGTTCGTGATGAATTCCCGCACGGCGGGCATGGTACGCAAGCTGAAGGACGCGGACGGGCGTTTTCTGTGGTCCGATGGTCTGGCCAGCGGCGAGCCGGCACGTCTGATGGGCTATCCAGTGCTGATTGCAGAGGACATGCCGGATGCCGGCACTGGTGCGACGCCAATCGCGTTCGGCGATTTCAACGCAGGCTATACCGTGGCGGAACGTCCCGACCTGCGTGTGCTGCGCGACCCGTTTTCGGCCAAGCCGCATGTGCTGTTCTATGCCACCAAGCGCGTGGGTGGCGGTGTGAGCGATTTTGCAGCGATCAAGCTGCTGAAGTTCGGCACCAGCTGATCCTGACGGTGCGACGACCTGCGTTGTCGCACCAGCCTCGGGCGCGTTTCAGATCCTGCCTGCGCTGCGTCCCGACACAATTCCATGATGCGCCAGATGATGACCGGAGACCCATCAATGATGTTAGTCGAGTTGACCAGCGTGCCCACGGCCTCACTGCCGATTGCGGCCCTCAAGGCGCATCTGCGGCTGGGGTCGGGGTTTGAGAGCGACGACGCCCACGACACTGGCCTGGAAACCTATCTGCGTGCGGCCCTTGCGGCCATCGAGGCGCGCACCGGCAAGATATTGATCGAGCGGGAATTCCGTTGGGAATTGCGTGAATGGCGTGATCCAGTGCGCCAGCCCCTGCCGCTGGCCCCCGTCAATGCAATCGTCAGCGTCACCCGGTTTGGTGTTGCGACACCACCCGAGGAGGTGGCGCGCGCACGCTATGCGCTGGAGAGTGATGCACAGCGCCCGACCTTGCATGCGACTGGGGCAGCCTTGCCACGGGTGCCGCAGGGGGGCCGGATCGAAGTTGTCCTGATGGCGGGATTTGGTCCGGAATGGACGGACCTGCCTGCAGATTTGGCACAGGCGGTCATGCTGCTGGCGGCGCATTTTTACGAATACCGGATCGGTGGCGATGCGCGTGACACGTCTTTGCCGCAGGGTGTTGCAGCGCTGATCGAACGCTATCGCACTGTCCGGCTCTTCATGGGGGGGCGGACATGAAGCCGCCTGTTCTGAACCGCGCGCTGACACTGGAAGCACCTGTCGCCCTGCCGGATGGATCGGGTGGGACGGTGACGGACTGGGCCGCGCGGGGCCTTTTGTGGGCGGACATCAAGGCGGGTTCCGGCGGGTTCCGGTTTCAGGGCGAAGCGCGGCTAAGCCGTGTGCCCCTGACCATCACGGTCCGCGCCGCTGCCGTGGGTGACGATGCACGCCCCGTGGCTGGGCAGCGGTTTCGCGAGGGGGCACGGATATTCGCCATTCTGGCGGTGACGGAACGCGATGGCGCGGGGCACTACCTGACGTGCCGCGCCCAAGAGGAGGTCGCGGCATGAGTTATGCAATGTCGCTGTCTCTGCAACAGGCCATTTATCACCGCCTGTCTGCGGACCCTGAACTGACCGCGCTGGTTGGTGGAGATGTCTACGACAATGTCCCCGAAGGTGTGCTGCCGGATCTGTATGTTGTTCTGGGGGCTGAAAAGGTGCGCGATGCCTCTGATGCGGGCGGGGCCGGTGCCATCCATGAATTTACCGTGTCCGTGCTGACGCAAGCGGCGGGTTTTGCGCGTGCAAAGGCGGCAGCCGCCGCCGTGAGCGATGCGGTGACGGGGCACGATCTGGTCTTGAGCCGGGGGCGCGTGCTGGGGCTGCGGTTTCACAAGGCTGCTGCCGCGCGGATCGGAACAGCCGACCGCAGGCGGATCGATCTGATTTTTCATGCGCGGCTGTCAGACGACTGACACCGCAGATTTCACAACAAGGAGCAACGACATGGCAGCCCAAAGTGGTAAGGACCTGTTGGTCAAGGTGGACATGAGCGGTGACGGCACGTTCGAGAGCGCCGCCGGCCTGCGTGCGACACGCATCAGTTTCAACGCAGAGGCCGTCGATGTGACCTCTTTGGAGAGCGAAGGCGGCTGGCGCGAATTGCTGGCGGGTGCAGGGGTCAAGACGGCCGCGATCAGCGGGTCGGGTATTTTCCGCGATGCGGCCACTGACGAGCGGATGCGTCAGGTGTTTTTCGCGGGTGAGACCCCAGCATTCCAGGTTGTCATTCCCGATTTCGGCGTGGTCGAGGGACCGTTCCAGATCAGTTCCATCGAATACGCAGGCACCTTTGACGGCGAGGCGACGTATGAAATGTCGCTGTCGAGTGCGGGTCAGCTGAGCTTTGCCGCGGCATGATGGTCAATCCCCATGCCGGAGAAGTGGCGGTGACGATCGACGGGATACCTCATCGCGCGAAACTGACACTGGGTGCGCTGGCCGCGCTGGAGGCAGAGCTGGACGAGGGCACGTTGATCACGCTCGTCGAGCGGTTCGAAAGCGGGCGCTATCGGGGGCGCGATGTTCTGGCCTTGATCGTGGCCGGGCTGCGTGGCGGTGGCTGGCGCGGACAGGCCGATGACCTGCTGAGTGCTGATATTGCGGGTGGGCCTGTCGGTGCCGCGACTGTTGCGGCCCAGTTGCTGGCACGCGCCTTTGCGCCGCCGTCATGACGCGATTGGATTGGGCGGCATTGCTGCGTGCAGGGATCTGCCAGCTGGGAATGGCACCCGACGCATTCTGGCGGCTGACCCCGGCAGAGCTGTCGCTGATGCTGGGCATTGCTGACGTGCAGCGGCCGATGGATCGCAGCGGCCTGGATGCGCTGTTGGCGGCATTTCCTGACAAGACCGAAGGTGAGGGTGAGGATGACTGAACTGGATCAGATCGACGGCCTGGAGGCGGATATCGACGCGCTGGAGCGCACGCTGGGTGATGCGAGTGCGATGGCACGGACCTTTGACCAGACGTTGCGCGGCATGCAGGGCACGCTGGGCGAGACGACGCGTGATCTGGGAAACCTGACGACCGGGTTCTCGCAGGGATTGCGGCGCGCATTTGATGGCGTTGTCTTTGACGGCCTCAAGCTGTCGGACGCCATGAAGGGTGTCGCGCAGTCGATGATCGACACGTCCTATGCTGCCGCAATCAACCCCGTGATGAAACACGCCGGGGGGCTTTTGTCGGACGGGGTCAATGCGGCGGTGTCCGGTCTGATGCCATTTGCGCAGGGTGGCGCATTCAGCCAGGGCCGCGTGATGCCCTTTGCCAAGGGCGGTGTCGTCAGTGGTGCGACCCGTTTTCCGATGCGCGGTGGCACGGGCCTGATGGGTGAGGCCGGACCAGAGGCCATCATGCCGCTGACCCGTGGCGCAGACGGCAGTCTGGGTGTGCGCGCATCCGGTGGCGGCCATGTCAGCGTCACGATGAACATCACGACCCCTGACGTGCAGGGATTCCAGCGCAGTCAAAGCCAGATCGCAGCACAGATGAGCCGCATGCTGGGGGCTGGCAACCGCAACCGTTGAGGAGACAGGCGCATGGCCTTTCACGACATACGTTTTCCCGCCAACCTGAGTTTTGGTGCGATGGGTGGGCCGGAGCGGCGCACCGACATCGTGACACTGGCCAATGGGTTCGAAGAGCGATCATCGCCCTGGAAACATGCGCGCAGGCGTTATGATGCGGGGATGGGGTTGCGGTCGCTGGACGATATCGAACAGCTGATCGCGTTCTTTGAAGCGCGTGAGGGACAGTTGCACGCGTTCCGCTGGAAAGACTGGTCCGATTTCAAGTCCAGTCTGCCGTCGCAAGCCATCACGCCGCTGGATCAGTTGATCGCCATGGGCGATGACCGGACCCATGCGATCCAGCTGGTCAAAGGCTATACCTCGGGTGAGCAGACCTATCTGCGGCCCATTGCGAAACCTGTTGCGGGAACCGTGCGGGTGGCCGTGGGTGGGGACGAAGTGCAGGAGGGTGTCGATTTCGACATCGATCTCGCGACCGGGATCGTGACTTTTCGCGATGCCCCTGACACCGGTGCAGAGGTGCGTGCCGGTTTCGAATTTGACGTGGCAGTACGGTTTGACACTGACAGGATCGAAACCGCGGTGTCCCATTTTCAGGCGGGTCAGGCCCCCAGCGTGCCCGTGGTCGAGGTGCGGCTATGAGCGCGTCGGGGCTGTTTGCACATCTGGCGACCGGATCGGCCCATGTTTGCCAAGCCTGGTCGATCACCCGCAAGGACGGACGCACCTATGGGTTTACCGACCACGATTGCGACCTGACATTCGACGGCATTCTGTTTCACGCCAATAGCGGGTTAAGCGCGCGCGCGCTTGCGACAAGCACGGGCCTGAGTGTTGACAACTCAGAGGCTGTGGGGCTGCTGCAATCGGACATGATCCGGGAAGCGGATATCGTGGCGGGTCGTCTGGACGGTGCGGAAATCACGCACTGGCTGGTGCGATGGGACAATGTGACAGAACGCGCCATTCGGTTCCGGGGCGAAATCGGGGAAATCACCCGCGAAGGCGGGCAATTCAAGGTGGCACTGCGCGGGCTGGCAGAGCGGTTGAACCAGCCTGTCGGGCGCAGTTTTCTGCGCAGTTGTACGGCGGTTCTGGGTGACCATGCCTGCGGTGTCGATATGGCCGATGACAGGTTGCACAAGGAGCGCAGGATCGACGCGGTCACCGATGCCGCGACATTGACCGTGATGGCCAGCGGCGTGGACGATCACTGGTTCACCAACGGGTTCGTGCGGGTTCTGGACGGGGCCGGGGCCGGTCTGACCGCAGTCATCAAGGACCATCGCGCAGAAGGGAGCCTGCAACGCATTCGCCTGTGGGACGCGCTGCGCGCTGATGTCGTGGCGGGTGACCGTGTGCGTCTGATTGCCGGGTGCGACAAGCGTGCCGAGACCTGTCGGGAAAAATTTGCGAACCTCGTGAACTTTCAGGGTTTCCCGGACATGCCGGGTGACGATTGGCTGATGGCTGTGCCGCGCGCCGATGGGGACGCGGATGGCGGGAGCCTGGTGCGATGAGCCTTGCGGCTGAGATAGCCCGAGACTGGATCGGGACACCCTATGTGCATCAGGCGTCGGTGCGGGGACATGGATGCGATTGCCTGGGATTGGTGCGCGGGGTCTGGCGGACCATGTATGGCAAAGAGCCCGAGACCGTGCCGCGCTATTCGCCAGACTGGGCCGAGCCGCAGGGTGACGAGCGATTGTTGCAAGCCGCTGCCAGGCATCTGATCCCGGCGGACGATGTGTCGATTGCAGCGGGTCAGGTCCTGTTGTTTCGGATGCGTGATGGCGCAATGGCAAAGCATTTGGGCATCGTCGCACAGGTGGGGGACTGCCCGACCTTTGTCCACGCCTACAGCGGTCACGCCGTGACTGAAAGCCCGTTGTCTGCCCCCTGGCAGCGCCGGATTGCGGCGCGTTTCGCATTCAACAAAGGATAA